TGGTATTTTAGGGCTTGTTCTATGCTTATTTTTCTGCTTTTTGCTAAGTTTTCGGGAGAGTGCCAGTAAGCTCCGTCATATTCTATACCTTTGTTTAGGCTAGGTATAAAAATGTCTAATTCATAACGCGATTGTCTAAAATTTGGATCTTTATTGTAAAAAATCTTTTTTTGAGCGTCTGGAAAATACTCTTGTACCATTTTAAGTATTGAAAGTTCTTCTTTTGAAGCTCGGTAACTGTTTGTGGCGCTCATATGAGCACATAGCTCGTTAAGCCATCCATTTTTTAATGAAGCAAGATAGCTACCCGAATCGTTTACGCACCACTCTCTTCTGGTTTTATATTTTAAGGCGTCTATTCTAGCTGACTCTTTTGTGTGTTTCGTTATTTTTTTAGTAGATATCATATGAGAACAGACTAGATCTAAAAAATCTTTTCCTTTTGCATATGCCGCTGCATATGCTTTGCTGTTTTTTTGAAATTCAGTTCTTGTTTTGAATTTTTTAGCTATTTCTAAAATCTCTTCTTCAGAAAAAGGTTTGGTAGCGGGCTCTTGCATATGAGAACACAATAAATCTAAAAGACCCTGACGACGCGCAGATAAATAAGCCCCACAACTTTTTTGCTGAAAGTCTACCCTTCTAGTATATTTAGAAGCTTCGGCTTTTAATTTATCTAAAGTCCATTTTCTAGGTTTCCCCATGCCATTTACCTTTCCACACCCACTCTGGAACTAAACCTACTTTTTGTGGAGCGTAAATCGTATTTGCTGGATTTTTTCTATTATGCTCTCCATACGGTCCAAAATTTACCCACGAATTTTGCATCAGCAACTCGTTAGCCAATGCTGGTTGAGCTTTTTCGCTATACATTTTTTTATGATGTATGTATGCTTCGTGCTCTCCTTTGGGCCCAAACGTAGTTTTTCCTCCCTTAAAATGACCATTTATATCATGAACCTGTCTCAGGAGATCGTTAGCAAGCATAGGCTTTCCTTCGTGATCTGTAAATTCTACAGGCTGTAACAATGGATGATCTTTTGAAGCAGCGCCATCAGATCCAAATGTATCATTTTGAGTAGGAAGATAGTACAAGTGTTTGTTGTGCTCTATATCATGGTGCATTTCTTTAGAATTTTTATAAGGATACTTAGAAGGATCTGAAACCTTTGTAAACTTGAACCCTTCATCAAGCAGATCCTTATATTGCTTTTTAGTCTCATCAATCAAAGCGCCATACGCAGCTTTAACTTCGGGATGGTTTGGATCGTGCTTCATATTGTGGTAGGCGTCAGCAATCTTTTTTCCGTGCTCAGGATTTATATTAACTTTTGGAGCTGATGGAAGAGAGGCTTTTTGTAAGGATTTACCAAATTGACGATTAGGTTGTGCCCATAGCTTTTTCGCATCTGCAGATCTATTTCCTACAGAAGAGTGTAGTTTTTTGCCAGTTTTTTGTTCAATAACTGAATAAGCTGCTGAGGCAAGCCCCTTTCTTTGATGATCTGGGTCTGTACTACTGAACGTAACATGTAAAAGACCCCTGTGCTCTGACGCCTCTGGCCATTCCGAAAAATAGTAATCACCGACCATGTTTCCTTTAGAATCGTGAGCCGTGACTCTATGATAAGTCATGTCATGGTTACCGTTAAACATCTCGACTTTTGGTGAATGAAATTTTAGAGTGTATCCCTCTTTCTTCCAATCTCCCTTGAGTCCTTTTGAAAGATTGTTTAAAGCTCTAAGTCTTAATCCCTCTTCCATCTTAGGAACGCTTCTTCGTACAGTCCCTTTATTTATTTTTTTAAAAGCTGTTGTTTTGGGTTTTTGTAATTTACCAAAAAACAAATCGATATAATGATCCTTTTCTGGGTGATAAAGAGAAAAAATACCTTCTTGATCTCCGGTTTTAGGATGCTCGTAAATTGCCTCTGGATCTACAGAATAACCATGCGACTCAAAGTGATTAGCTAAAGCTTCAAAATCTGATTCATCTTCATCGCTTTCGATGTGAACGTCTAAATCTTTATTAGAAAAACCTTTATTTGCCACAGACCCAATTATTGTCATTTTGCCAAATCCATGTTGTTTTATTTGTGGCATATGTTGATTAATAAAAGCAAGTCCGGAATTTTTGTCCCATGATTTTTTAATTTCACTAGCCGCCAAATAGTAATCCGAATCTTCGGGAGACAATCTCCCCTTAACCGAAGCGTTAGAAGTATACGGGTCAGCATGAGTTGCAACTTTGTCCCAGGCTCTTGTTGCGGCCTTGCTGCGCTGATATCCTTCGGACATGATACCCTTAGAACCCAAAGATTTTACATGATCTTTGGCCATGTTTAGCATGTTTTGGTATAGTCCTTTTCCTTGGTGCTCAGGCTCAATACGTCCAAGTTCAACTCGGTGGTATCCAAAATCTTTTGAAAAACTATTTGAAACAGGATTTTTCGTATAAGCTAAATGACCAACCTTTTTCCTATCTTTAAAAACTTGAATTACGTGATATATAGGATTTCGGCCATAATAACGAAACTTGTACCCCTGAGCTTGAAGCTCCTCTGGAGAGAGAGCTTTTTCGATCTTCTCAGGTAAATCCTTGCCTTTTGATTCTTTGCCCCAATGCTCAACAGCTTTTTTACCGCCCAAAGCTTTCATCCCAGCAGGAGTATGCGCCCACCTTCTTTGAGCCTCTGAAACATAAGGCTTCATAAGAGGTTTAAATTTGGGTTTGGATTTTTCAGATTTTGGAAGATTTGGTTTTGGTTGAGATCTTAAATCTTCTAACGTTTCTCTAGCATATGTTTTTGCTCTTTTTGCATGAAATTCTGGAGACGAAACTCTAGCATAGCCGTGCGCTCTAGCTCCTAATATTCTACTATCGGCTCTTCTTGCTTCAATGCCAGTTTCTGAAACTCCGCGATCAGAAGTTAATTGAGACGCCAAGGGATCTTGCGGTGAAAATTTTTTTCTTTCACTTCTAAAAGATCTTTTAGCTTCAGGGGACATCCACTCTTCTTCTTTTGCTTTTTCTAACACGCTATTTTTTTGAATTATAACATGACTATTCTCAAAATCAAAATTGTGCGTAAATACAGTTCCATCTGGTAAAACTGAATACATATCTTTGGGCTTTGATTCGTGGAACGTAGTTCCCCTTCCCATAACCACTTTGCCTGAATTAGGTCCGTGATTATAAATCATTTTGTGCGTATATCCATCTGACTCTATGTGAGAATCTTGTCCTGTTAAATAAGTAAGGGTGCGAGCGGCTTCTTTTTGTTCGTCAGATGGGTCGGTAATCAGAATAGATTTTTCAGGCTTGCCATAATGGCCATCAAGAGAATGAACTTTTCCACCAGAAACATTTTGTTTTAAAAATTGTATGGCTTCCTCGTGCGCAAAGGGAACCTGAACCTTATCTGGATAAGGAGAATTCTCAACCGAAAAGATGATATGTGGCTGACTAATCAGATGTCTCATACCTCTCCTATATAGTTGTTACAAACATCTTTTGGCCCATCAATCTTTGGAGCTGTTTTAAGATTTCTTTCTTTTTAAGTTGAAGCTCGTTAATTCGAGTTTGGAAGATAGCAGGACCAGGATTCGAAGAACTCTGACCGATACCGTCTTGGCTGATGCTGACCGAAGTGTTCGAATTATTGGGCGCGATACTGCTTAAAATATTTAACGCAGCATATATTCCAATCAGGTTGTTAACAACGATAGGAACCTGACCTGCATCTTTTGAAAGGCCGGCAGTAATAGTAATTTGCCAGTAGGTAGGAACCCATTGAAGACCATCCATAACAGTTAAAAAAGCAATACCTGCATTTCCAACGGCTCCTGTTACAGAGTTGACTCCGTAAGCAGCAAGCAAAGGAACAACATTGATAAGTCTTTGGTGGAAGTTTCCTGTATCAATCCATTCTGATGGGATTTCGAAAATATTTTCCCTATTAGCAGAAACAATCGCAAGCTGTTCGATAGAAATGATAGGCCCTGCATTTGATCTCAAATGAATATATGACTTGTAATCATTATAATGGAAAGGAAGCCTTTCAACAAACTGCTCAGCAAAAACTGGAACTTTAAGCTCGATCTCAATTTCATTGATCGCAAGGTTGATCTGATCTTTAAGCTCGTCGTTTGAATAGCTTACGCCTGCAGGAAGTTTTTCAAGAATACCTTTTAAGTATCTGCTTTTTAGCTTTGCAGGAGTAAGAAGAGGCTCTACCCTGGAAAGAAGGCCAGATGTTCCATTTGCTTGAACAGGATAGGTTTTTGTGTTTATAGCTTTTGTTTTTGTGTAATCAGCCATTAGCATCCGCCCTGATTAAACATTTCCACAACAAGACCTTGTAACACAACAAAACGTCTTGTGACGCCGCCTTCGGTAAGGATAAATTGAACGTTTCCTGAGCTTGGTTTTTCTGTACTCAGAAGGTCTACTTTCCATAGGGAACCATCGAGAGTAGAGGCTGCGGTTGCTGTTTTTGTGATAACGTTGTCTGGGTTTACCGCTGGGAAAACAACCTGAACAGAAGGACTTGCTCCTGTAGGGATATATCTCAATCCGTCTTGGTCAAGATCAATGAGCTGAAAATAGAGGGTATTAGGCTCATCATGTCTAATTGTCCACTCAGAAGACTTCTGAAAAGAGTTAACGTTTTGAAAATTTTTCAAAGTTTGTGCTGAAAGTCTCACGGAATACTCCTATGGTCTACTCTTTAAAGATTGCCTTTGACCACCTCTACTGTCTATGATAAGATATCATATATTGCAGGAGGTTCAAATTGATTATCGGTTTATCAGCTTGGAAAAGATCGGGCAAGGATGCCGCTTCAGACCTATTGGTCAATGAATTCAAATTTAAGAAGGTTTCGTTTGCTAATACCCTAAAAGATATGGTTGCGGAGCAGTATGATATCCCCAGAAGCTCTCTGGATGACCAAAACCTAAAAGAGGCCCCCTTGTTCCAATATCCCGTAGCCCCTCAGGACGCCTTTTCTAAGATGATCGCCGATTTCCTTCAAAAGGAATTCAAGGCGGACGGGAACGGAAAGCTTTACTGGACACCTAGGGCTTTAGCTATCCTTGAAGGCTCAGTTAAGCGCAGTGTAAATGCGGCGTATTGGACAAGCAGAGCTTTAAGTCAAATTAAGCCAGGCGATCTGGTAGTTATTTCAGATCTTAGATACAAGTCTGAGGCTTCTCAGATCAGAGGGTACGCTAACGCCATCGGCCAGAAGTCCTTGTTAATCAGGATTAACCGTTTTGACGAATCCCCTTCTAGCGACCCCTCAGAACGCGACCTGGATGACTATCAGCAGTTTGACGCCGTTATCGAGAACCGTGGCACTCTAGAAGAATACCTTGAAAAGGTCTCAAGTCTTGTTTTCTCCAAACTTTGATATGCACACCACACCCCCTAAAGGGGGTGTCCATTTTTTGTGAAATGGTATTTATTTTTGAAAAATCAGATAGGGTTGTTTTGTAGTCAAAATCAGATATATGTTTTTCTATTTGATCTATGGGTGTTTTTTGTTGGCATATAGCTATATTATCACGATTGGGAAATTAGGATCTGCAGAAATAGCTCCAACATAAAAAATAAAGCCCCTAAAAGGGGCTTTATTAAAATACCTGTAAGTATTTAAAATTATTAAGGAAGGCTTGTTGCGCCCGATTCTTCTTGGTCACCTGACTCGTCTGTCACCTTCAGTCCAATATATGTTACTGAAATTCTAGACGTAGCGCGAGCATTTACGCCTGTGCTATAGCTGTTGGGGATACAACCGATGGCGTTCATGATCAGCTTTCCAGTTTGGCGATCTCGAATGGAGATGCTGACAGGTCCAAGATTTAAAAGATCTTGGAGTTTTGGCATTTTTGGAAGCAAGTGTACGCCCTGATCAACAACTCTGAAGCCAGAACAGTTGATAGTGACGGCTTCGTAGCTTGTGGGAGCGATTTCGTCAGGGCCAAATTTGCCAAGAATGTGAATAGGTTCAGTTCCGATATTTGCCCCATAAGTGCAGCTCTCGAAGAGACCAACAACTTGGTTATCTACGCTGACTACTGCCCTGGGACCTGTAAGTGTCTTTGCCATTTTATACTCCTAATTCCTTATGCAGCCTGTTCGACCTGACTAATATCTATAGAGATTGGGATGAAGAAGATGGTAGTAGCGAGCTTGATCTCAACCTTAATAGTCATGGTTGGCCCACTAATAGTCACGTCTTCATTTTTGTAACCGAGAGGAGCGTCGTCGCTAGACGCGATAAGCTTGATTCGTCGGTAAATGTCCATCTTTTGTGCCAAGAAAGCAAGTCCGTCGGCCCGTGTGACGTCAGCCAAAGATTTTCCAACAAATTGAGTTTGGAAGCTTTCAGCTAAGTCAAGAGCAAGAACGTCAGCAGCGTAAACAGCTTGTAAGCTGTTGTATACGAAGTTCGAATCGATTCCGTATGTTGACTGGTCACTTACCCACTTAACTCCAGCGGTAGCAGATTGCAACAACAGAAGGCCTGCAAGAAGAGCTTTTTCAACATCACCAGGAGAACCACTATCAAAACCAGCAGGATCTTTGTAAGCAATTACGTTAGCTAGTTTATTTGTAAAAGATTTATAGAAACCAGCAGCCTGCATTCCAGCAGCTACACAAGCAGAATACCAAGGTGCAAAAGTTTGCTTTTCACCTTTTGAATCTATTTGATCAACGTCTTGGAATGTTAAATAGCATCGGTAGCTAGCTAAAGAAGCGGCTTTTGCTTCAGCGTCAGCGTAGTTACCTTTGAAAGATAACATAGCTACGCGGTGTCTCTTAAGCTTAGCTGTGCTCATCTTAAGAACGTGGCTCTTAGTAGCAGCATGGATAGCGTCGATCGTATAAGTAGAACCAGACTCAGTCAAGGCATCTGCAATGTCCGCAGTAGCGTCTCGACTAAAAAGAGGGACAACAAAGTTAACTGCAATACCTTCAAGTTTTGTTAAAGCGTCAACAATGTTTGCTCCTGTAGTAAAGCCTTTAGTTCCACCGCTTAAGAAAACGTAAGCAGACATAGGAGATGGAAGACCTTCTTTGTCCGTAGCAGTAAACTCAACAGCAGAGCTTGTAGCGATTGCGTCTTTGAAGTTTTTTAAGGATCTCTTGATTCGACCAGGTTTTAAAGAAGCACCAGAAGCGCAGATTCCTATGTTCGTAACCTTATCTAAATCTTTTGGGTTCATTTGAGCGCCAAAAGTTGTAGCTGAAGCAGTATATCCAGTTTGAGAAGAGATGTAAGAAGCAAGATCTGTTACTGTAGCGTATTGAGTAATATCGATAGAAAGGTTGGAACCAGTACCGCCTGTTACTGTAGTAGTTAAGATATTTGCGTTAGAAATTGAAAGAGTAGCTGTAGTTCCAGCATATCCAACTTCTAATGCGACTTGGCCTTTTGCTTCTATGGTTTCATCCAAACCAATGTCAGATCGAATAACAGACACTTCAATTTCAGATTCAGCAGCAGATTTATAAAGTCCAGCAGTTAAAGCAAGAGCAGCAAGAGACCCAGAAACAATCTCAAGAGTTTTACCCCAACCTTTTCTGTAGTTAGCAGTGTCAGCATCTATGCTGATCTCAAAAGTATTGGGAGCAGTACCGGCAGCAGCAGTTACGCCAGTTGGTAACAAACCGTTAAGCTCTGTGACTAAAGTAGCGATGTTTGAGTGGTTAGCAGGGACGTTACTCAGTGTAATAGTAGTAGTAGCGCCGCCATTAACTCTAAAAACTAAAGTAGCACCGTCAAGAGCGGCACCAAAAGCTGGAACGGTTCCAGATACAACAGTAGGAGTATCTTCTAGTTGGCTAGCAGTAATTTTGTATTTGATTTTGTTTCCATTCTTTCCAAAATTTTTGGCTTTAAGGGTACCGTAGTTTGTGTCCACGATAGCCTGTGCCTTTGCGCCAGAATTCGTCTTTAGGATGTAAACACGGTTTACAGAACCAGTAATGTCTGCATCAGCAGAAGGTGCGCTTAAAGCACGAAAAGCGTCAACGATGGGGCCAGCAACATATTTTTGCTGAACCTGAGAAACTTGATCAGGAGTGAAGAAGTTGTCCTTCAAAACTTCGTCTGCAAAGCCTTTGCCACCATCGGCTTCACCGATGATAGCAATAACTCCTGTAGCGCCAATTCCGACAGGGGTAGATCGAACGTTTTGTTCGAAGTAGGCCCCTGGAGTAACCGTATTGATAAATGATGTGGTAAGTCTGATTGCCATCTTTTTCTCCTACTTACTTCTTAAGTCCAAAGTGTTCTAAACCTTTTTCAAAAAGCTCAGGCTTGTCAAAGCCTGACGCTTTCAGATGAGCCCACAGAATGTCCTCAAGGTCTTTTGATTTTCTATAATCCTTCTTAGCGATTGACCAGAAAGCTGCAAAAGCCTCTCTAGTATCCTGAGAACTTACGGGTGCCTCAAAATTCGACTGACGAGCTGAACGAAACTCAGTTTGTTCTTTCTCAAGAGCTTCTCTCACAATCTCCTCCGTCGTTTTTTTATCAGGATTTCTTTTTCTTCCCATAATTACTTCTTTCTGCAAGACCCTTCTGAATATGGCTTTTTACCAGGAACTGGTTCGTAACCCTCCCAGCATCGGCCTTCGGCTTTTGCCATTTTTTTAGCTTCTCGCCTTTCCATAAACTTTTTTAATTGAAGAGGCTGTTTGGCGATAGCTTTAGGTTGACCTTCAGGTACTTTAGGCTGCGGAACTTTAACCTCTGCCATCTGAGCTGAGTTTTGGTTTCTTGGGTCTGCCTTATCCATTCTCAGTTCTTTTAAAACATCATCACGCTTATCAGGGGCTACTTTTGGAAGAACCTCGTTGACTTTCTTGTCGCCCTTAATTTCTTTGGCAGCCTCTTTTACAGACATTTCGGCTTTCTGAAGTTGATCTTTAGCCAACTCCTTAGCTCTAGCAAGGATGCCCTCAGCGACTTCTTTTGCTGTGTATTCCTTCTTTTGTTCCACTCTTAACTCCTCAACACAAAGATTCGTGCGCCATACAAAACCCAATGATTTCAAGTAGTTCCGAATACTATTTCGGAAGTTTTGTTTTGGGTTCGTTTCTAATTTGCTCCAACTTGTCTTGGTGTATTTTTTTTGCTTGAGAAATTTCCCCTCTTCTAACCTTTACACCTGCAAGGCTTTCTTGATGCATTCTTCCTAATTTGCCGTCTTTTACATCGCTATATTCTCTAATTGGTGGATTTGCATCTTCAAAATTAGAAGTTTTTTGTTTTTGAGCTTTTTTTATGGAGCTTTTTTCCATGAACTTCCTAAGCTTTCCAATACCTTTCTCAGGAGCTTCCATACCTTGCTCTTCATTTACCATTAACCCCCCATAACCAGTCTTTTTAATTGCTGGCATTTTAGGTGTTTTAGGCATTTTAGGGGTCATTCCAAGCTGCGCTTCTGCTTGAGCTTGTTTCTGTTGGTGTATTTCGGCAGGAGATATATCCTTTTGAAGGACATTTTCTTTTTGAGCAGGTATGTGATTAGAGGGTGCCTCAGGAATCATATTTGAATCAAGGATATCTCGGACAATATGCTGAGCAGCATGGGCTTGGCCTTGCTTAGAACCTAAAGCCTTTTTGAAGGCCTGATAAAGTGATTTTTTTAAGTTATTGCTGCTCATATCTTTAAGATTGCCTCTTGCTAGTCGTTCTCGCTATCGTCATCTATTGTGGTCCAAATATCATCCTCAGTATCAAGGGAGTCTGGGCTGTTTAGGTTGGACAAAATCTTAATTCCAGAACGAAAACCATTTTCGGTTTCCTCATCAATTTCAACAGCTTCCAAGATTCTGAATGGCGTTTTAAGCCAACTATTTTCTACCTGTCCGGTTAGGGTTATATAGCGACTAAAAACATTTTCACCACCAGGGCCTTCGAAATTGGGATTCTGCATAAAATCGCTGCTACTTACCGAGCTTTGCATAAACTGTCTTCCCTCTAAAAGGCTTTCTCGGTATCTTAAAATTGTATAAAGCACAATTGCATGGAGCCAAAGAAGGGTCGCAGGATCACCGTGAACATGGCACCCAATCGAATAGGTCTCTTGGAAAAAGGTGTGCTCTCTTCTTGCCTTATAAAATTGATATTTAGGTACAATACCAGCCTTTGTAAGGGTAAGATCAAGATCAGGTTCTAGCTTTAGGCCGCCCGAAACTACTTCTTGGATGATATACCCGTTTCCAGTATTTGGGTCAACCAAAATTTGACCAGCCCGAACACCTCTAAGTTTTACGGATTTGGGTACGGAAAGGATTCCAGTTGTTTGGTTGTAAGAATCTGGAATAAAGGGTTTTACTATGTACGGAATAGGTTTTCCGATCTGGTTAGGCATTAAAGTTTCAACTTCTGTTGAAAGATCGGCAAGATGCTTCATGTCTTCTTTTTCAGCAGAACTTCCAAGAGCTATTGTTACACAGGGAAACTGATCTTTGTCGTTTCGGTAGCGAAGATTAACTTCGATCTTATTGTTCATGAACCAGTCTTTGGCTGCGTCGATCTCTTTTTGGCCGTACTTATCTTTTAAAGCAGGCTCTTTTGTAAAACTTGCAAAAACGTCATCAAGAAGCCATAGGTTTTTCCTCATGTCTTCTAGACCTTGGCGTATTGCCTCAGCTATGATTACGTCTCCAGCAAAGATCATTTTGTATACTTCTCCAAAATTGAAGGGAGGATCTCATCGTTAAAGATTTTCTCTGCCCATTCCAAAGCTTCATCCATAAATTTCTTACCATCAGACCCTGGATGAATCCACTTAGAACCCTTATGTTTAGAACTTACAACCCTAAATGTCATAATATCACGTCGAACCTTACCGGACGGCAGTTTCCGTTGATATATCGTAAGACCGTCTAGGGCTCCGTGTGATGCTCTAGCACTGGGTTTTAAGGAGCTTATATCCTTTATGGTGTGAAGCCTGCCAAGCCTAGGGCTGCCATCACTGTTATATTCAATTTTTTTATAGGGTATCTTTCTAGCTTTAAGCTCAGACTTTATCTGATTCACAAACATCAAAGCACTTGCAGATGTTTGGCTAGGAGCCTTTGCGTGGTCGAAAGGTATTGCTTTATATTTCGAGCCGTCTTTTGCTGTCTTAGCGTTCTTTCTGAGCAGATCTTCCGTCATATCGCCAGCTTTTCTTCCCTCTTCAATCCAAAGGGCAGGCTGATCGAGACTCACAACCCAAATGCCATTTTCAATTTCTTGAAATTCAAGATTGTCTAAATATATCTGTCTAGTTGAGTGCAGTTTTTCAGATGCAAGCTCTTGTGTTTTGGCATAAGTCATAGATGCCACTTGCTTTACGCCTTGGGTAATAGCTTCTTCGATTTCTTTTTTAAGCTCGCCAAATTCCTGAGCAATTGCTTCGGCGTTTACAAAAAATCTAAGATTTGACATTAGTACCTCTCGTGAGTAATGTCGCCACCATTATCCAATAACATTCCAATTTTTGCATCTACATATTTCATTCTTCCGGTTTGATTATCAACAACTTTTATGCGACCATCGTTTGTGACGAAGCCTTCGGGTTTTTCCGGTTTGGCGACATGACGTGTCGTTTGTTTGGCTGGCAGGCGTCGCGTGCCTATCCCTGTCAGCCGTTCTGCTTTGGGAGTTGCTGCTCCAACTGCTGTTGTTGAGGGATGTTCTCAGAAGGAACATCGATCATCTCTTCTTCCTGTTCTGGTGACACAGCGTCAGGACTGATCATCTTAGCAAGTTCGATCATGTTATGAAGAAGCCCCAACATGGAAGCGTAAAGCTCCGGTTTAGCTTCTTTGATTTGGTCCATAAGTTCTTTGTTTTGTTTAAAAGCATCAAGATTTGCGGCGATTCTTTGTAGAATATCTTCGTTAACGTCAGCATCTGCAAGGTCCGCATCAATACTGTCTTCTTCTGTCGCCATTTCAGGGTCTGCTTTTTCAGCATTTGGATCTTCCTGATTTTCATCAAGAACATCCTCACCCTCAAGAGCGATAGTCGGCTCTTGTTCAAATTCAGATGGTTCTGATTGCTCATCCTCAGTCATGAAGTCTTCTTCTATATCAGACTGATCTTCATTTAAATCAACTGGAAATTCTCCATCAGACTCTGCATCTTCATTATTTTGATCTTGGTATTCGTCATACTGATCTTGGTATTCGTCATACTGATCTTGGTATTCGTCATACTGATCTTGGTATTCGTCATACTGATCTTGGTATTCGTCATCATCCATAGGAATTTCTCCGTCAGGAACGACGTCTTCATCTATCATCTCATCTTCTGGCAAAGAATCTTCCATACCCTCAGGTAATTGCATCATATCTTCTGGAGATTCTTCGTAAAATTCAGAATCCTCATCTTGAGGCATTTCTTCGTCTATTGGGGCCTGTTGGTCCTCTGCAATTGCATGAATATAGTGATCATCCATTTTTTGCTGTTCTTCATTAGCGGTTCCGGCCCGAGCCGCCTCATGAGCTTCGTTCAGTGCGTCCTCAACTGATTGGTCATATCGAACAGATTTGTTTTTTCCGGTGAGCTTAGCGGCAATCAAGGCCTTTCCAGCTTGGCTTAAGCTATTTCCTAAGCCAACAGAGGCAGAAAATCCTGTAATCTCTTTGTATTTTTCTCGCATGTCTTCTATTTTTGATTCATGCTCAGGATCTAAAATTGCAGTCAGCTCATCTCCGCCAGAACTAATAATCTGTCCGCCCAAAGCAAGTATCATGTCTTTCACAGCTTTGCTTCCTGCGTCAATTTTTCTTGACATATCATGCAGCATCTGAACGTCATCCATCAAAACAGCTTGTCCGATGTGCTGCCCTGCGTTATCTCCATCTAAGGCTATGAACAAACGATTCATTTTTTACTCCTGTTTCTTCTCTCTCGGAGAACCTCAAGTAACATTTCAATGTTTTCTGGGTCCCATTGCTTAGAAAAACTAAGCTGAAGTCCGGTTTCACTTTTCCTGATATGAATCTTTTTATTTCGATCGGGGCCGAAGCAGATACATCCAGAAAAACCACTTTCATCAAAAATTTTATTTCCGCAATCTGGACAGGTTACGGATTCGCTTTTTTCAATTTTAATTTCATACGAAGGATTGGAAGCTTTTGCAGCTTTCTTTTCAAGAAACTGTTTTAGTTTTAATGGCTTCTTTTCCATGGTAAGCTTTTTTTCTTCCTTCTCTTGCGAGCTATTTAACTTTTCTGAAGAACCCGAGCTTTCAAGTAGCATCTGGGAAAGCCTCATCTTAACAAGCTCTTCAATAGCCTGTCTTTGAGAAAGCTTTTCATCAACAACTTTAGACACAAGATCTCTAAGCCTAAGCTTTTCATCTATGATGTCTTGAACACGTTCAAGATCCAAAAGATCGGAAGAAGATTGCTTACCCATGCGGCTAAGATCATCAATGTCGTATAACTCGAAAGCCGACATGATGACGAGACCGACCCCAGGTAAGGACCGATATTTAAATGAGCTTACGATCTCGCTTTTTTGCCGGATTTCTCCAGAGTAGACGTCATTTGCAAATTTAGTGACGCTCAAAAAAGCCTCGGGCTCTATCGGAATTTTGATTTCCTTTCCTTCGTTCTCCTTCATTTCTCCAAGTTCTTTTTGTAAAAAACTTAGAATTGTTCTCGGTACAATCTGAAGAGCCGTTTTAATCTCTTCAGGGTCTAAGACCGTATTGATCTTTTTTTTATATAGCTCTACCTTGTTAAGCTCCTCAAAGCCGTCTTCACCTAAAGTTTTTTTCAAAAAAATGATAGCTTGAGGTTTATAGGTCATTATTAACCTTGTTTCTGAGAGCTGATATAAGTTTCGTCTTCAACTACAAAAGTTAGCAAAGCTGCCGCTGTTGTCCTGATGAACGTCTTGGTATTTGTTGATATGTAGGTCCATGAGTTAGGTGGGCATGGGATACCTACATTCCCATTTGAGTCCGTAGTGCCAGCAGCCAAAGCTGCCATAGAAGGCGAATCGCCACAGGTAATAGCCCCTAATGTTCCCGAATTGTTGTAAATTGCTATTACAGAACCTTTTCTAACGCCCCGAGCGGTGGTAGCGTCTGTGGTCCAAGAGTTGGCGCCGATTCTAATCGGTTTTAAAAAGGGTCCAATCTCAATACTTTTATACGCACCAGAAGCCTCGTTATAAACCAAGTTTTTTATGCTTAGTGGGTCTTCGATAGCTCGTCCATCTATTTGTCTAATCTTTTTATCTGGTTTTTCTACAGCCATTTTAAGCTCCTACTATTCATCCTAAAGATTGCTACTGATCGTCCCCGTCGCCGATATCTCCCATGTTTACCCTAATTTGGGCTGCATTTGGAGCTATACTTTCGGTTGGTTCTTCTCTAGTCCTTCGTTTTTCTTCAGGTTTTAGATTTGAAGTTTTTGAATTTATTTGATTTTGGTAAACGTATTCACGTTGGATGACCGCATGAGAGGCCATTCTTTCAGGTGCTCTAACTTCACCATTTGTTACGTTTGTAATTCTTACCTCATTAGGTATCTGTACGATATACCAAAACGCTTTATACAGGTATCTGACAGAATAAATTCTGCCTTTTTTAGTATCTGGGTCAATTCCAGGGTTACTTCCTCCAGGGACCCAGCGTATATCGCCGGCTGTAGTTATTGTAAAATCTACACCTTCTTGAAAAACTCGACCTTGGCTATCTTCAATATATTCCATTCTGCAAATGGGAAACATTGGGCGATTATCTTGATCGAACTCATAATCCATTCTTTGGAAATTTGGAACAAGAACATCTGCATTAGGGTCTGCAATGTAAACACGGTCGCCTGGACTAAGATAAATCCTGTCGCCACCGGCGACTTCTTGGCCCTTATCGTAAAACCTAGGCATGATTATTCTGGCAGTAGATTCGTCTAAAAAGCCGCCGTCTGAGGACTTTCTTCTTCCTGAGTTTCCAACCATTGTAGCGGTAAAGCAACCTGCTTTTTTATAGATAAAGCCGTTTGAACTAATTGTGTCAATACCGTCAGAACGACGGTAATCTCCTTTATCTTTCAATCCTATCGGAGAGGGAAGAGCTTTATAATGTAAAAATTGCACACCTAAAGACGTGACAAACTGGTCCTGTTTTCTCAGGTCAAACGAACCCTGGAAGAGATCTCCCTCTCTCGAAATCGTATCCAGTTGTTTTCCTTTGGGTGCGCGCTTAGGCATTGTGTTTTTCCCTTATCGTAAGGATAATATCATTAAGTCGAGATTCTAGGTTGGCCTGGTTTTTTACGATCTCTTTTACCAACCATGTAAGAGCTGCACGCTTTGAGGCGCACTTGGCTTTTCTTGCAATCCGCGCCCCGACTATCGTATTTTTATGGTCCACCTGTATCTCTACAGGGGGCAAAACTAGGTAGCTTGGAATGTCGCAGACAGCCGAAAGAAAACAGTCTGCTTTTTGTGTATTATCAACCTCGATCTTAACGATAGAAGCGTTAGATAGCTGGGCAACAACACACTCGTTTTCGGTGAAATCTTTGGTCTTTCCATCCTTGTAAAAGATCTTTACGCTCATGATTTCTTTAAGACAGATTTTGGATCGTAGCGTTTCCCACCTGTAACAATCCCTGTCTTACCCTCGTCGATAGCGACCATTGCAGCCGCAGAACTCACCGCCGAGACAGCAGGAACAAGGTCGTTAGTTATAAGTTTATCTGTTTTAGAAACAACAAGATCTGAATCAACAAGATGTCCATTATATCTTAAAACTTCGATCTGAGATTTAGTAAGGATAAAATCGACTTCATTAGACTTCTTTACGACGTAAAGATCGTAACCGCTGCTTCGCATCTTCAATGGCAACAGGTCGGTCATTCCGGCAACAAGGCTTTCTTCACCAGATTCGCTTTTCATCATAGAAGGCCGAAACTCAGAAAAAGATTTCTCGATGTTGTATCTGACAATAGCAGGGTGTGAGCCTGCTGCGATAACCTCTTCTTTCTTTTTTCCACGAGGGCGACCAACTGCGATATAAAGGCCTCCCTTAGTTTTTACAAGTTTAACCTGTTCTCCGGCAAGATCGCCGATGGAATCTACAGAATCAATTTCGCTAGGGCGTATTTCAATTGCCATAATTACCTCAACTTGGTTTCTTTTTTAACTGGTTGCGAGTGATAAAGAGCTACGACGTTTCTCATATCTTCTCGGGGATGCTTTGAAGCCGTAAAACCATGATGGCCACCCTGCTTGATAAGCTCGTGCATCATGTCCATATTGAAAGCTCCGTTGTTATTTTGTCGAACCTGCTCAGCATATCCCATGGGATCTTCGCTAATATCGTAAAT